CCCCTAAGTTTGCCCGTTGACTTTTGCCAACGGTCCTTGGTTGACTTTGTATGACAACTAGGACCCTGACAATAATGTTTATTAGCCATTATTTAAATCACCCTTACCGATTGAGATTGCACTCTCGCCACTTGCACAACGATAGCCCCCTCTATCTCTATCGTAATAAACTATATAATTGTTTCCGATTTTACATTTATCGTCCCATTTAGCATTTCTATAAACGGGTCTGCCGTTGTATTTTTTTGGTTTGTAGCAAATTGAAAAATATACTGCCTCTTTCAATTTCTCTATAACTGTTTGTGCGTCTGTTGGTTTCATTGTGTCCTTTCTCTTTCTGTTATGTATGGGATTTTATATTAATCCCATACATAAGTCAAGCCTTAATTTAAGGCTTGTTGTTTCTCGTATTGTATTCTTGCCTTAATCTTATCTTCTCTTGATACGTTTTTATTTTTCATACCCTTGATTAAGTTTGCAAGATTACTAGGATTGTAGATTGTTAAACCCGTTGAGTTTGTTCTAACAAGTTCTGCTTCATCTACTTTTATTCCAAGTTCTGTTGCAAGTTCAATACCCTCAGATAAATAACGATATGCTTTCAATCCGATTTTTAATTGTTCGGCTTGTTTCATAATACTATTTATCCACGTTTGGTGAGTAGAAACAACTTTTGCTTTTGCCTCTCGCCAAGCTAAAAAGATATTGTATTCATCTTTTGTGCAAGCGATTGCTCTTGACCTACAATGGCTAGTTCCAATAACATCACAATAGAATTGATCGTTGTAGTTTTTTTCCATACCTACCGCGTTATCGTTTCCATATCTTGATTGACCAAGAAACTTATTGTTCGCTTCCACGTGCTTTGTTTTATGTGGGTTGCTGTCTTTTCCCTCTTGTTGAGCAATAATGTCTGGATTGCAACCACCTTGCTTTAATTCCTCACGATAGTATGCGTGTGCAAAGTGTTCACTATCCTCACCATTTCCATACTCATTACCATTGAGATTACCATACAACCCAAAATCAAAATGTGATTTTGTTTCTACTTGGTTGTCATCTTCGTCATAATCTTCGTTATGTGAAAAGTAAAAGCATTTATCTTTTGCAACTACATCACACGGGTCGCCATATTTCTTTTTGAAATGTCTTAACGTGGCTACATCAGTAGAGGGATATGACCTCTCTACCACGGCACGTGCAACATCAAAGGCGTGTCCTTGCATTTCTGTAAAGGTTTCCCTTGCTTCCATAAATGCTTGTCGTTCTTGCGTGTCCTCTTTTTCAAAGACATCTTTGATACGATTGTACAGCTTGTTTCTGTATTCCGTATTCATTCTTATTTTTTGTGGCATATATTTCCTTTCTTTTTATACTTGACAGATTATCCCATAATGATTATATTGTCAATAAGAAAGAATATATGAATACATTATTGATTATAGGTATTTGCTTTTTAACAATTGGATTTCTATTGGTGATTGTTTCTGAAATAATGATTTCTCATTATGACAGAAAATTATATCAGCTTAGATTAACAAGATATGAAAGGGAATACCAGAAGTGGTTAAAATCTAAATGATGGGTACATAGGCGCTTGGAGTGAGGAATTTAAACTCTATAGCATAGGTTGTAGTGTCAAGCATCGGAACGTCCCTCCGGCTAGCTAGGGGAGAGGGATCGCCTACGCGCACTTGCGCCCTTGAGCCCTGACCTGTAGAGGTAGAGACACAGGGTCCCTGAGACGCCTCAATATGAATGTGTCGGCGGATATCTACAGGTCTGGGGTCAAGCACCTGGCTCGTATAGCCAGCAGGCCTGTTACCTGGGTTATTAAAATAAAGCACGCCGGCCTCGGTGTGCTTGGCCAAAGAAAGGACATAATGAGATGGTAAAATGGACAACATTAACATTCAAGCAGCTGGCAGCGCAGAAGACATTGCGCATGGATGCAGGCTACTGGATAAAACAAAAGGAAAAAAATGACAAAAAAAATAATCGTGGAGCTGCAGGCGTCAAGCGGCCAACTAAAAAGCTTCGTGGCTGACTTAGCGTTGAGCATGGACCCGTGGAAGAGATATTGTAAATTTAAAATTAAATCAGGCGGCAAGATCTACAAGCCACAAGCGCCAAGCTTCAAGCATCAAAAATACAGGCCGCGAGCTGATTGACATCAGTCACAATATGGGATATTATAAGATATGAAAGTATCAGAAGCAAAGAAGATAACTGGAGGACTGAGCAAGCCCAGCAAGATGCCTGGACCTGCTTACAACTTACCAGCTTACAAATGTATCACAGGCGCCAAGCTCGCGAAGGTTCCTGGCAGCGTGTGCGCAGGCTGCTATGCTTTGAAGGGGAGATATAGATTCAGCAATGTTCGTAACGCGCTGGACCGTCGCCTGGAGAGCTTACAGCATCCACAGTGGGTTGACGCTATGGTTACCCTGATTGGTAAACAACCGTATTTTAGATGGCATGACTCAGGAGATCTGCAGAGCGCATGGCACTTAAAACAAATTTTTGAAGTTTGTGTCCGAACGCCGGGGACGCGTCACTGGCTGCCAACGCGAGAGGTGAAGTTCCTCAAGCTGGTAGATCCAGAAGCGGTCCCTGGTAATCTTACAATTAGAATCTCTTCACATATGATTGATCAGCCGCCAGTCAAGTTCTGGCCGTGGACCAGCACTGTAGGCAGCTCAGGCGGTACATGTCCCGCGCCACAAAATGGAAACAAATGCGGACCGTGTCGCGCGTGCTGGGACAGGAAGGTCCCGAACGTGCAATATCATGAGCACTAAGCATAAAGTTAGACAGCCAGCTGTAATAGAGATCCACGAAGAGTGGGCCGAGAAAAATGGTTACCGTACAGCGGCAAGCCACAAGCGACAAGCTACAAGCGTCAAGCGTTACAAGGAGCAGCAAGCAACAAGCGTTGAATATGGTCCCAATCATCGAGCGCCAAGCAACGTGCAACGCCAAGCTGCAAGTCGTGAATCGCGGACGAAGGATAGAGCATAGTTGTTTTTGTACGAGGCTCGTGTACGAGGATAAAATTACGGTTTGTACGAGTTAAGTGGAACATTCTTTGATGAGGTGAGAAGTGAATTTTCTTACCATTTTGTATCTTCAATTCAACCATAAAGAAACCACAATTTTCGTTGTATCCCAACAAATCTGGAACACCATAGCTAGACCAAGATTCCAATCTAGTCCACTGAATTTGAGGTGTTTTTCTCTTAACTAACTGCCAAAATTTAGACTCTTCTTTCATCGTACATTACCTTTAAATCGTACATTAAATCGTACGGTATATTGACTTATAATCGTACGTACGATAAAAGTCAAATATGACAAGAAAACCAACAATTACAAGCAGACAGAAGCTATTTGCAGAGTTATTAGTGTACGAAACAAATACCCTGTCCCCAGCAGAATGTGCACATAAAGCTGGGTACACAAAAAGACCTAGACAGACAGCATCAGAGCTGAGAAACCCTAAAGTATACCCATTGGTTGCACAATACATAAGAGAGCTAGAGTTAGAGAGAAAAAACAAGTTTAGTATAGACAAAGCAAAGAGTTTACAAAGATACTCACAATTGAGTCATGGAGCAGAGTCAAAGAACCAATACTCAGCAGCAATACAGGCTGAGACTCAGAGAGGTAAATTAGAAGGTTTATTCGTAGAAAGAACTATGAATCAGAATTTAAACATCAATATAGATAAAATGAATCGTGAAGAGTTATTGAAGAATATTACAAGACTAGACGAAAAGAATAAGTCTAAACAGGAACCCTCTCCATTTTCAAAATAATAGACCTAGGAAAACAATTTCTATCTGAGAACACCGCAGACTCCGTATCGTAAGATGAGAATGTCCAAACGTATTTTTTATTTTTATCAAATATGTATGCTTGTGAAATCATAGTTGCTGGTAATAACTTTTTCATTTCATCCACATCTGCATGTCCCGCATCTCCGCACGGATCGACCCAGATTATCTTGTAGAAGTAGTATTTCTTCTTACCGATAACTGCATACTTATATTTAGATTTTTTACGTCTCTTTGGCATATCTCTATATAAGGCAGATTTTTAGGCAAATAAAGTTTTTTCAAAACTCAAAAAGGTCTCGCGCGCCAAGTAGGGAACTGTGCCACGGTAAAAATCAAAAAAGTCAATAAAATCACCATTTGTGCCAAGCTGTGCCACGGGGCTTGGCACACTATTATTGGCTTATACCAACACTTCTAGGTCAAAATAGGGGTGTGCCACGTGTGCCATGAACTTTTTTGTATCACGAAAAAAAATAATTGCCCAAAATCTCCACTATAGTGGCACAGTCTACGTATGTTTGAATGTTGGCGAGATTATGGTCTGCCTAGATTCTGCCTTAATTACCACTCTTGTTGAAGGACTACCAACGATTGTAGACTCTTGGACCTCAATACGTCTGATCTTCTCTAGTCTACCATTGTCCATTTCTATGTATATCTCAGCATTACTGATAGCTGTACCTTTGGTGCCATCAGTAAACTGGTCTAGATATTCTTGTAGGTGTTTGACGTACATTATTTTGAAACTCCAAATGTTAGTCTCATCATTGCAGTTTTGGGATCCCAACGCCATTCGCCAATTTCTACCTTACTACAATTGGTAAGTACCACTGCCATAAATAATACGCATATTATCTTCATTTTGGCTCCTTGCCTCGTAAAGTTGTAGATATAAAATTACTATGCTTGTTTGTGTATTCAACAGCATATTCTTTTTTATGATCTAGTTTTGTTTTTAATTTTTTAAGAGACATAGCTTCCATATCTTCTACTTTGTCTGTGCCTATCTCTCTTACTTTGTATTGATACCTCATTAATGAAATGACTCCTCTGGACCATCTGTAGGTTGTTGACCTAACTCTAAGAATATTTTCCAGTCGCTTCTTCTTGCAAATCCACAACTATCAAATACAGCAGCTGCCTCTTCTCCGTCTTCACAATTAACAAATAACATTATGTTTAACACTGTATTGTGAAACATATAAACAGTTCCTTTGTTATCTCTGTCTACATCTCTATACATATTAGTTATATGTTTGTTTATGTTTTTTATTTTTTTTATTTTTCTTGTTTTCATATTATCCTTTCTGTTTTTCATTAATATAGGAATTTCTGTGATAGATGTCAAGTCTTTCTAACCACTTGTATTTATATTCTTTTAACTCTTGTCCTTGTAAAATAAATTCTTGGTAGTATGGTTCTGGGCTACACATCATAATGACAAACTTATCTATGTATGTACCATATATTGTGTCATGTGCCATACAATACGCAGCACCTTGTAAGAAGTAATCTGTTATCCATTCTCTTTGTTTTGGTTTGTTTGTCTGTTTGAAATCAACAATCGCATCTGACCCATTATGGACACATGCTAAATCTGTCTGTCCGGCATACAACCCAGGATAATACACATTGACTTCTGTTCCATAATAATCTGATACATTGCACAATCCACGTTCCGCGATCCGCTCTGCCATCTTCATGGCTTGTTGTCCAAGCTCCGTCATGTCCGCATAGCCTTGTCCTAGAATCATATGTTCAAGAATCTTATGCATTGTCGAACCACGATTCGCGGACCGTTGTTTTATTTCTTCCGCTCTCTTCGCTCCTTCTCTCGCTCTCCACGCTGCTAGACTCTTTCTCTTCTCTTCACTCTGAGTCGCACCTAGGATCGTTGTCACTGATGGTAGTTTATACTCACCAATAACATAGTGTCGTTTACCTTCGATGGTTTCTCTATTCGTACCAGGGTAAGTAAATTTATCTATCTTTGTAATGTTCAATGATTTGTTCAAGTTTATCTCTTTTCGTTATACTATATGGAGCAATCTCTCTAGCTATCTTCAACGCGTCTCGATGCGTACAACGCCAACGATATTGATCCATGGTTTGATGGGCCATTTTGGGTCTTAAAGTTACAGTTCCACATTTTACAATTTTATGTAAAAACTCTATCGTCTCATCACAGGTCATAGCGACCTCGATGATGATTCTCCAATACAAATAAGCACGTGGCTTACCTTTACGATGTTCTAGATATTGTTTACAAGTGATACAGCCTTCGCCGTCAATGAGACCCGCAACGTATGCTGATTGCTCGTAGGTCATGTTAAATACTCTAATCTGTATAAATCTCTCATACTCTTCAACCTTTTCTTTTCTTCTTCCTTTTTCTTATTGGCAATCGTCTTCGGTCGATTTTGGTTCAAAGACTTCGCTACTGGGTTTCTTCGCGTAACCTGTACCTTCTTCACGGTTCCTCCATCGTTTATGCCATGCATATACATTCATCCAACTACCTAATGATTCCATAACAGAATAAATTCTATCTAAGAATTTTATATAATAATATCTAATATTACTTATCAGATCCGGTATCGTCATCATTACCTTTAAAAAATTTTTTACAATGTTCTAAGTATTCTTCTTCCGATTGTTCCTCAAATCTAGGTCTATCGGTTGGGAGATCTTTTTGTTTAAAATTTTCTGTGTTAGTAGAGTTTAACATATCATTGGTTTTGTATTTTATCTTACGTTTTATAGCCACTATATAATCCCCTTCTTTCTTAAGTCTTCGGGTTTATGATCATCGTCTATAAAAAAATGTCCTTGTCTATCGCAATCATCACATTGAGCGATAGTTTCTTCATGTGTTAAATGGTATGGCACCCTGTAAAAGCCATTACCTTTACAGGTTGGACAGATAATTTTAACTTTTTTATTTGCCATTTTTTTTACCACTACTTTTGTTTTCCATAAAAAACTTGATCAATCTTCCTATCATCTTTGATCTAGTTCTATTGGTCTTTGTTGCAAGTTCTCCTAACTGTTCCCAATCTTTTCTGGGTACAGAAAGAGACTTATATTTAGCTGGATCAGCCATGTTTTCCTCTTCTTTCTTTTTTGTTTATTTTCATTAGATATGGGAATTTACATTATAAAGTCAATGCTTGCAAGAAATATTTTTTTGGTGTAAAGATTAATTCTCTTCTCACACCTTTTGTTTGCTCGTTCTGGGTTTTCTACCCAGGCGAGCACATTTAATTAAATATCCATTTTAGGTTCACACTTAAACCCAATCACAATTTGGTCATTGTTGACACGATTCTGCCCCATTTGATACATCATTTCTTGAGCTATTGCATATCCTTCAGTTGCACATTCATAATGTGATGAGTAAACACCGCTGTGTGGTGTAGGTGGCAAACAATTTTGATATATTTGTGTGCAGATTGTAAATACTAAAATAAATTTCATTAACGTCCTTGTCCTCTGTAGGGCTTACGCCTAGGCACACGTTTAGAAAATTTTTTACTGTGTCTACCCGGACGTTTCTTTGGTGTTCTCTTTGTATAGTTACTTACTCCGAAGAGCGGTTTTCTTTTAGCCATAGTCTATCCTGTTCAGTCATGGCTAAATATTTTATGTGGCCATTAACATATTGTTTTATCTCTTCACCACAGTTTGTACATTTATAATAATCACGTACAATAGATACAAAGACGACATTCTCGTTACACTCAGGACATTGTCCAATATCTGTCTCAATATCTTTTATTAAACTTTTTAAAAATTTCATTCGTTATCCTTTTTAACGTAATAAAATATAACTAGTAACAGAAAAATTATAAAAAGTGTATCTATCATTCTGCCACTCCCATGAGCCACAGCATAATAAATATATAACAGATAGGTTCCATTATCTTAGGATCTTGATAATTTTCTTTCTATCCATGTATACCTCTGTTTGTGCTTCTACCTTTTTACAAGTAAATACAACTCTCTCAGGATTGACCTCGTTCTGCGCGATACGCTTGGATTTCAAACAATCGCTGAGGTTGTTTTTGTATACATGCTCTATCATATTTCCGTTTAATGTTAAGATTAGTGCGAATACAGTCTCTATCATCTTACTACTTTCCCTTTATTTGGTCCGTATTTAATTCTATATTTATGTGTACCGGTACCGTTAATTTCTACCTCTTTTTTGAGATCTTTTACATAGCTCATTTGCTTTGCCTTCTTCTCCATATCAGAGATATAATCTAAAATTTTTCTAGTGACTCTTTCCATTTCCATTCCTAATTAATTTTTCTACGTCTTCAGTTAACTTCTCAGTTCTTTTCTTTAAAAATTCTATGTTAACGGCGTTGTTTCTCATACTTTTAAGTTCTGCCTCCACATCTTCTAATAAACCACTGACGTGTTCTACGATCATAAAAAGT